CCAAGTGTTGGCGGCGATCACGAGACCGGGCTCGATGAAGGATGCGATGAAGATGTCTGGAGGGATCACCGCCGTATTCACGAGCCATGCCTTCGAACCGATTTCCGGGATCGCGCACCGCCAGTTCATTTCGGCATTTGTGTTACCTGGACCCCCTGGTAAGTCGCCTGCTCGGAGGAGTCCATCGTGGTTCTGGCCCGTGTTGAATCCAGTATCCGCATCGCTTTGAATGTGGAAGAGATCATCCCACAGAGCTCGTACATCCATGATGTGACTGTTCAGAACCGGACCGCCCCCAGCAGGACGAAACACGATCGCCACCGGAACGAAGTCGCCTCCCGTTGGGGTCGGCGCGTTTGTCGACGTTCCGGCAAGGAACGAGAAGACTGGCACGCGCTCGGTCCGCTTTGTCTCAAGCGTTGGAACAAAAAGGCCGGTCCCTGGATCGAAAATGTCGACGATGACCGAGCTCGCGATGACCTCGCTCATATTTGCTTCCAGCAGAAAATACGTGTTTCCGGCTGGCGACGGCGCCGTAACGATCTCAGTGGCCTTCAAAAGAGCCAATCGATAGCTCGAGTCCAACGCTCCGGGTGTTGGCGCGAGTGTCAGGCTTTCCTGTAGAAGAACCCCTTCTGAAACGGCGACATCATTGCCCGATGGAGAGACGACATAGCCGCTAAGAAACACATTTCGCGAGCTTTCCACTACTGGGCTCGCACCTCCTGCTACTCGAGATGAGGTCATCGACCGGAGGGCATCTAGAATCGTCCGGTCTTTGAGACTCTGGAGATCATTGATATCCCCCGAACTCGCACGTTCGCGAGTGTTCACAACTATCTGATCGAATCCGCTCATTTTCTGCTCCGTCTACAGTAAGGCGAGATCGAGCACGATATCGAAGCACACTCCGGCCGCGCGCGCCGCGTTGACCTGGTCATACAACGCCCCAAGGGCCGCAGCATACTCGATCGCAAAACCATCGAACGCCATGACATCCCACGCGTTCGGATTCGGCACCAGCGTCGCATCATATGGCGCCCCGAACTCCCCCGCCGCCGAGAGCCCAACGCAGAGCACAAACGCGGTCGTGATCTCGCATCCGCCGACGTACCCATCGAAGGGCGTCCCAACATCGTACGCGCTCTCGTCGTAGATGAAGCCGGGCCATGTCGACGGATCGCGCGTCTCCTTCAGGACGAATTTCACCCCAAACGGATCGAGGATCCGCCGGGCAATCCGGTTGATTGCCCCCGGACTGATCGTGTCCGGGAGCTCGGCGATTCGATCCCGATACGCATCGTCGCTCTCGCCGAGCCGTCGGAAGATCCGCCGCTCTTCGCCAAGCGCGTCGAGCCACGCGTCACGACCGCCCGTGAGCGTGTCCGGCTGCACCACCGTGATCCCCAGATCGTTGAACGCGAGGACGCGACCCGCCGCCGGTACCCCGACCACTGCATACGCCACGTCGACCGTAATCGTCTGGCCACCGATCGCCGTAATCCGTCGGGGGATCTCCCGGTCGACGATGATCGGAGTCGTCGTATCGAAAACGAAGTACCGGCCGACATGCGAGTCGAAGAATGGATCGCGCGCGCCCGCGTTCGTCACCTCGGTGAGCCCTGCGCTGATCGTCGCATCCTCGATCTCTGCGACCGTCTGCGCCACGAACGCCCGCACGCTCCCCTTGACCACGTTGCCTGAGAAGCCACCCGAGATCGCCTGCACCTCGAGCGAGAAGGGCCCCACGCTCCCCACCGGCATCGTGAGCTCGGTCGTCACCTCGTAGAGAGCTCCCTCGCGCTCGACCCCGAAGGTGTCCGTGAAGAACGCCTGAAGCCGATTCCCCACAATCAGCGTGAGCGCGAAGTTCACCGGAGCCGTGCGCGCGAGCGTGAGCGTCCCGGCCGCCTTTCCGAGCCCCGCCGCCGGCTCGCCCGTCTGCAACGTACTGGGCTTCAGGTAGTAGCGCTGGATCGTGTAGTCGATCGCGCGGTCGACACGAGCCCAGATCGCCGCGAACGCCGCGATCGTGTCGAGCCCCTCGCCTTCGTTTTCTTCCTCGATCGGCCTCGTGTAGCTCCGCGGATAGAGCCTGCGCCAGAGATCGAGGAAGTCGGCAGCGGTCCAGGCGGGAGTAGGCATCAGACCGCCGTCACGAGGTCGATTCGAGTTCGAATCACCTCTCCCGGAGCCGGCACAACGTCGCCCACCGGGACCACGATCGCGTCAGCGAGGACGATCACGCCCTCGATGCTCTCAGCCGAGGAGAAGAGCAGGGCCCGCTCAAGCGTCTTCTGCGGCGCCAGAGCGTTGACATTTGCGATCGTCCTCGAGCGCACCTGATCGAAGGCGAGCGTCGAATCGATACCCGTCTCGAAACGCAACCGATAAGTGATCGGCTCGAAGCGCGGGGTTGATCCGAAGACGTCCACCACGATCCCCCCCGCCCGGAACTCGACGAGCGCATTCCGCACAAGATCGGCCAGTGCAACGTTGCCGGCGCCGGAGACGTCCGAGATGAAGAGCGAGACGCGACCTGTCGGATCGCCGCTCGTGTCGACCTCTTCGACCGCGGTCGCCAGCCGGACGCCCGCCACCGTTCGAGCTCCAAACTCGATCGCGAAGATCGTTCCACGCCGAGCTGCCGTGAAGAAGTCTCGAGCACGCTCCCGCAGCCGCGCGTCCGACTCGATGTCGTCGCCGCCCGCCGCCTTCTCGGGATTCGTGACCGTCACCTCGGGATCGTTCGGAATGAGCTGCTCGATCGTTCCCGCCTCGACGTTGCCCGCGGGACCCGTCTCGATGGCCTGCGATCGAAGCGTGGTCGTTCCGCCTCCCGCCGTGATCGAACCGGCGACAAGCGTCCGGAACTCGACCCCTTGCAGGGTCCGGATCCGGGTGTCGACCGGGTAGGTCTTCGCCACCGCGCCCACCTGGCTCGTGAAGACCAGATCCGTCAATGCGGCGCTCGCCTCGAGCCGCGCCAACGTCGGAGAGAAGCGATCCGAGACGAACCGGTCGAGATCCTCGCGCTCCGCACTCCGAACCAGCAACGCCGAAAGCCGCCGCGCCGTCCTGGCCACGACCTCCTCGCCCATGCTCGAGCTCGCCGCTACAAGCAGGTTCACATCAGAGCCGGCCGTGAAGACCTCCTCGGGACTCACCCGCGTCCCTGGAGGCCGCGCCTCCGATCGGGCGAAGAGCTCGTCGGCGCCCGTCTGGAAAAGGTCGGCCCGAGTAGGAAGATCTGCCACCGTTTACGCCCCTGGAGTACTTCCCACTGCGAGGTCGGTCGTCAAGGTGATCGCAGGAAGCAGCGTCCCCGTGCGATCCGTGATCTGAATCGTCGTTCGCAGAATACCCGGAACCGGCCGAACCACCGAGACCGTCACCGCGCGCACGTCTGGCTCGAGCAGGATCTGCGCACGGAGCTCGGCTCGGAATTCGGCGATCTCACTGGCCGAGATCGTCATCTTGAGCCGCGTCCCGGCGCCGTAGTTCGGCAGATGCAGGATTGTTCCTTGAACCGTCGTCGCGCGCCGCAGCACTCGTTTCCGCAGGTAGGTCTCGCCGCTCTCGTTCTCGAGATCGCCCGTCTCGTCGTATCGGTACGTCCCGCCGATCTGGGACGCGTCCCCCGCGCTCGCGATGTCGGTCCGGTCATCGAATGGCACCTCAGCAAATACCGGCACAAAGCCCCGTGCGGCCGTGAGGAAGTCTGCTGAGAGAGGAGCCGTGATTCCCGCGCCCGACAGCGTCTCGATCGCCGGGTCCGCCGTGATCCGATAGGTCACGTTCGGATCGAGGTCGGCGTCGAAGAAGAGCCGGACGATCGTCTTCGTGACGCCTTCGGTCGGCGAGCCCTGCACGAGCTGCGTCGTTTGCAGGAGCGGGATCAGCGATGTCGTCGGATCAACCGCCGTCAACGTCCAGTTCGCCGTGTTCAAAGCGTCAGCCGGATCGGTCGGGTCGAACGCCGTCACGAGCCCCGAAAACTGGACGTCGACTGCATTCAGCAGAGCGTGGGTCGCGCGCTGAACGCTAGCCGCAGTGCCGAATGCAGCGGCCCACGGAAACGCGCCCCATGCTCCGGCGCCCCAGGACATCTAATCGACGCGAATCCCGCGCACGTCCCAAAAGTCGAGCGAGAGCGTTCCGACGCCCGCAACGCGGTTGATTTGTGAGAACGGAGCCAACGGATCCAGAGCATTCGGGATGGTATTCGCGGTGCTCAGAGTCCCGAGATCTACCTCGACACCCCCGATCGGCTGAACGAAGAACCGCGCTTCGGTCCCGTCCGTCACTTCGATCCGCACGTCGTAGATCACATTGACGGAGGCTGCGACGGCCGTCGCCGCATCGTTGCTAGAGCCACCATTCGCACTCTGAACCGACCGTACCCAGAAGCCCGCAGCGTTCACGAAGAGCCTGGCATACGAGAGATCTGATCCGTCAGCGAGCCCGAAAAACGGGCTCGCATCAGCGAAGCTCAAAGGCATCTGAACTCGAGCTCGGAAGACCGGATTCTGCATGCCGTTGATCATGTCGACTCGAAGAGCGATTCGCGCGAGCGCCCCCCCGGCGTTTGGCACCGTCAGATTGACCCATCCGAAACCGTTGAAATTCTGCGGATTCGTAACCCCGTCGGGCGTCGTTGCCGTTCCGCCCGCCGCGAGCGTTGTCACGTTTGGTCCATCAGCCGCGGTCGCTCGAAGAGCTGTAAAATCGTCGCTGTAGGTGTAGGTCGTCGCGCCAGGAACCGGCGCACCCCCTCCGACCGAATTCCGCAGAAGAGCATCGAACTCGGCGAAGTACCCGAAGGGATAGCCGTTCGGGAAGCCCGCTCGAGGTTCGTTCAACTCGTTCGCCTGGATGAACGCGATCAGCTTCGCCGAGTCGGAGAGATCCGGCACGTTCGCCTGAGGATCAGCGACGAGGCCAAAGCTCGGAAAGAGAAATCCGAGACCGTCCCGGATACCGAAGACGCGCACCTGCCGGTCTTCGCTCGGGAGACCCCGATCGGTGACGAGTTCGATGCGCCACATCCCATCGATGCCCGCATTCGGGGTGAAGGTCCACGTAGGGGGGCTCGAGCCCGTCTGCGTGAACGTCGAGATCGAGGTCGTGTCCGTCTCAGGAAGCGTGAGGATCCTCGCCTCGTGCGTCGTCGCAACGCCGACGCTCTGGATCGTCACGAGTGCGCCCGTGATGAGCCCGTCGGTGCGCGCAAAGCCCGAAGAACCCGCCGGAAGCCCGGCCTGATCGATGAGTAGGACGGCAGTCACCCGCCGAGCGTAGCAGGCGCGCGCGCTGGACTCACCTGTGACGTTCTGCGCGTCGGATTCGTATCGCCTCCGCGAGAGCGCTCTCGGCCTTGTACTCGCTGAGCTTCATGCAGTCTCGGCAACATGGGCGCCCATCACGACGTCCCATTGGTGGCCGATCGTCGAAACAGAATGCGCACTCGAGACAACACTGTTTTCGTCGTTTCATCGCTTGAGTCGTGCGATCAGATTCCAGAACGCCTCGTGAAGAGAATCTCCAAAAGCGACTTTCCCGCCACCTTCAGCAATCCAGGTTCCGATCGGCCATCGTCCGTCGTGCAACTTGTGAACGTAGACGGTCATTCGCCCTTGATTTTCGTCGAGAGCGTCGGCTCGAAGTCGATCTGAACGAGGCTCTGCGTGAGCGTCGTCACCGCTACGATCACATCAGCGACCGTCAGAGCGCCGTTCGGGGGCGCCGGCGTCGAGGCTGCGAGGTCGGTACCGAACTGCTGAAGAGCATCCTTCAACTTGTCGAGCTCGGTCTTCTGATCGTCTCCTCGAACGAACGCTTGTCCGGCGCCCTCGTCGGCAAGCTCGATCGTCTCCCCAAGGATCCGGTGCGTCTTCCCATCCCCCGTCTTGATCCGCCGATCGCCCCCAATCTGCTCATCAACGTCGAGTCCGGTCACGAAAAAATGCGTCGCCAGCGCGTACGCCTCATTGAGCTCGGTCCCGTTCACCTCTGAGGGGGGCGCGCAGCCGTCAGTCGGAAGCTCCCCGATGATCGTCGGCTCGGTGTTCAGGTTCCCGCACGGAAGCGCCACGAGCATGAAGCACCCCCGCGCCGGCGGATCGCTCCGCAGCTCGCCGTCCCGCGCGTACGCCGCGCCGAGGCGACACGGGATCTCCGGTTCCTGATCAAGGTCGCCCCCCTGGATCGTGCAGTCGACGATCCATCCGAGCGGGCCGTCTTCGCCGTCTGGGCCCGACCATCGGATCGCATCGTCGTCGTCATCGACGCGCGCAAGCACGATCCACGATCGGGTATCGATCCCGGGCTGCGAGGCAAGCATCCCGAGACGACCCCGGTCGAAGCTGCGTCTGATTCTGCTGATCGTCATCCGTTTTTAGTTTCTGCGCAGTTGGCTTCGTTTTTTTTAGTTCAACCCGCCTGCACGTCCCCCACCCGCTGCCGCTCGAGCATCGTCAGTTCGTCCATTCGTCGAAAATACTGCTCTTCGGTGAGCGATCCGCCCTCGCGCATCTGCGTTGCCAGCGTACGATTCGCCGAGATCCGCCGCAACTCTTCGGCCGCTTCATCGCTGCGTCCCTCAGTCAGATCGGAGACCTCTGGGCTCGGCGACTCCCCGCGGGGCGACTCCTGCCCGAGTTCGCGGATCTCGAGGAAATTCACGAAGTCGAGTTCGACCGAGAGCCCATCGTCGACATTCCACACGATCCGCAGGTTCTGCGCCCGAAAGATCGTCTGAAACGCAGTCGCGTCCTGCAACCGAGCGAAGCGCTCTGCCACCTGGCGCGACCACCCAATCCCCTCGAGATAGTTCGCGCGCGCTTCCCGCTGCAACCCGCGGAGTTCGCTCGCGCTCGTGAGCGTGGTTCCCCTCGAAAGCTCTTCCGTTTCCGGACTCGCTACGAGCAGCTCGATCGCATCCCCGGGCCGAAGACGCAGCAGATCGACGCCGTTGATCGGTTCCTCCCACGACCACGCGTCCGTTGTCTTAAGCTTTCCCTCGATCTCCTGCCGTCCGACCTGATGCCAGATTGACTCGGCCGCGTCCGCGAGCGTCGCCGGATCCGTGATCCCGTCGAGCGTGAACGTCAGGATCCGATCATCCGGATTCTGTCCCGACGGAGGTACCTCGTTCGCTCGAGCGACCCGAGGCGGATCAGTCTGACCGAAGACCCCCGATCGCGGGGCCGTCCCCGGAACGGGATACCGTGCCCACCGCACGCGCCCGAGCGCCGGGTCGTAGGCGCGCATTTCGATCGTCGGGACTTTCGTGCCGCCGAGCTTCCGCGAAAACCCGAGCGACTCGAGATTGCGCCCGTAGACCATCCGCCGAGCGATGTCCCGATTCGCGTAGAACGTCCGAGGCCGGATCAACCGCAGCTCGTTGTCCTCGAAGACCGGCACGAGCCCGACCTGCGTTGTCGTCTCCGTGATGTGATCCCAAAGTGAGAGCTGCTGGCCGCCTTGTCGTCCACGCCGTGAACCGCGCCCCCGCCGAGCGCGCCTCGAGCGAGGAACGGCCGATCCCAGCGTCGGGGCGTCGCTCTCCTCCCCCGCGATCCCGAAGCGCACGCTCGTTCCCCGCGTGCTCGCCTGCCGCCCGAGCAGCTCACGCACGCCTCGGTCGATCGGCAGATCCATCTCGATCCCGTCGCCAGCCGGCAGCGGAGTATCGATAAGGATCGCCGTCAGATCTCGACACGCGAGGTCGATCGTGTCTCCTTCCTGCCCGTCGAGCGAGACAGTCCACTCGTCGACGAGCCCGATAAAGCGCGTGGTGCCCTCAGGCGACCCTGCGGCGCCCGCCAGCCCCCGAGGCACGAGAGAGAGCAAGGTCCCGTCTTCGCGCGTCTGGCCCCCTACTCCGGCCTCGTACGAGGTCGCATCGACGAGCCCGATGATCACCTCGATTGCCACCGACCGGATCAGCCGTGGATCGAAGGGCGCGTCGCGGTAGTCGATCGTCACGCTTGCCGTGTCGGCGGTCCGGATCCCATTGCGCTCGATCGTGCAGTTCTGCGGAAGGATGGTCCCGAGCACGATCCGATCGTCGGGGGGCGCGCCCGCGGTCGCGTCCGGCGCGTTCCCGGTCGCGGTCGTCGTAAGCTGCTCTTGCAGGGAGTCGCGCTCTCGATCGAGATCCGAAAGGAAGAAGTCAGTCGTCTGCGGATCGAACGTGTCCCGATTCTCGATGAGGAACGTTCGACGACCCTGCACGAGCTCGAGCTGCCCTTCGATGTCCTCTCTCGAGCTCGCTCCCGCGGGTTGCCGGCCCTGTAGGCTCTCGGTCTGCCCCGCTGGCGCCGTCGAGCCCTGATCGAGCCGACCGTCGAGCGCGGCCGTATCGGCCCCCTCGTCGAGTCGGATCGCGAGCCTGACGCGCGCGCTCGGTCGATACGTCGGCATCCGCGAAGTCTAGCGGTTATTCTTCCTCGTCGGGAAGACCAGCCCCGCAGACATCGCAGGCCCATCTTCGAGGGTCAGTCTTAGCACCACAGTCGACGCAGGTGAGCGGTTCTGGGTCCACCGACAGAGCTCCCGGCTGCGGGCCGCCCAGCGACCGGAGTCGCGCCTGCGCGTCGGCGTCGAACATCGACTCCCCGTCGTGATTGCACGGGTAGCACTGATCGAAGGCAATCCCATGTCGACAACCACCGCTCATGACGCCACCACCCGCACGTCGATCCGCTGCCACGCAGGCCGAGCCCACCGCGAACCTCGAAGAGCGATCTCGTCGAATCCCTTCTCACGGAGCGAATCCATGTCGCGAACCATCGTCTGGCTCGGGGGAACAAAATAGATTCCGTAACCCGCAGAAACGAGCTCGCCGGCGGCCGCATGGTCGTTGCGCCCAATGACGGCGGAGCCGCTCTCGTAAATCTCATCGAGGAGAGCCTGGGCGCGGTTGCTGTTGATACCCTCGGTCTTCGTGTTCTCGTTCATCTCCCCTTCCCTTCCTATTTGAGCGGCTCGACGGCGTGAGCCGCCAGGCGCGCGGTGATCTCGAGGCGCTCGGTCTCGCTGGGCTCGGAGCCATCGACGCGTCGCACGAAGATGTGATGACCCAGTGCGCAGGTGCTGCCGGGCATCTGGTAGAGAGAGCCGAGCGGGATCCCCAACGACGAGCCAATAGTCACCCTGAGTTCCAGCTCGCCGTCGTCGTGACTCTCGCGGAGCCAGCGCGCGAGCGCGGGGGTCAGGCGGGTGTCTCGAATCAGCATGCGACTACCCGCCGAAGAAAGTCCCAATCGGCAGAACAATTCGGGATAGTGAGTGCCGTCGCCCTGTCGTTGATCTCAGCGGTGGCCCTCGCGAACGATTCGCTCAGCCGCCGCCGGGCCCGCTCTTGCGCTCTCAGAAGTGCGACGCCTGCGGCGGGATCGTGGTCGAGAGCGGTGCCAATCGCGTCATAGGCGGCGAGAGCAGTACGAGTCTGGGCCCAGTCAATCATGCTGCGATCCTCCGGCGAGCCTGGCTCCGGTCCAGGTTGGCAGGTGTGAGCCGAAACGGGTCCAGTGCCGAGATGGGGACTTCGACGCCTCCAGCGGCGGCCGCTTCGGCGGCGACGAGCGCCTTCTCGACCGCTTCCTCCGCGCGGTTGGCCACGGCCACCTCGGCCCACTCGGCCTCGGTGAGGGTGCAGAGCGGGGCCGGATTAGCAGCGTAGTAGGCGGCACGCCGCGAAATGTTGGCAGCGAGGCGGAGACTCTCTCGTCGCGCTGCATGCTCTTTTCTCATCGTTCTTCCCTTCCCTTCCACACCTAACCTAAGCAGTATTTCGTCCCTGTGAAGCAGCATTCTGCTCCGTCCTGCCGATTTTCTGCTCCGTCTAGCACTCTGAATCTTCGACCGGAGCCGAGAGCGGAGGGATCACGATCAGCGTCCCCGCAGCCACCACCGAATCCGGCAGCCCGTTGACGTCCGCGATTCGCCGCCACTCGTCCGCCGTCCCGTAGACTTCCCGCGCGATCCGCCTCAACGAGTCGCCCCCGCCCCGAATCGTCACCACAGCCAGCGGAGAAGGCCGCGTAAGGCGCCGCAAGTCCCGGGCGACTCTCTGTCCCTCCGCCTGCACACGACGGCTCCTGCGGCCCTGCTCGCGCCGCCAGACCTCCACCCCAAGCCGGTCGACGAGCCCCTCGAAGTTCGTCGCCACCTCGACCGGCGTCTCGATCAAGTCGACCGCGAGCGCGTTCCCGAGTAGCCGAAGCGCCTCCGCATCCGCCAGAGCCCCTCGAACCGCCGTCAGAGGGATCGCCACCACGCTCTGCGCCGCCCTCACCCGGTCGAAGATCGCCCCTACACGCGCTCGCATCCCCCGCACCTGCGCACGAATCACGTCGGCGTAGTCCGTGCGAACCGCCTTTGGCTCGAAGGCGAGCTGATCGTCGGTCTGGTTCTGCCGCGTCCGGAGCTCCGCCGAGTTCGGGGGCTCGTCGAGCGTCGCCCGCGGCACTTCCTGATCGTCTCGTCCGAACCACGAGAACCGCATGGTCCACTCGACGTCCTGCTCCCGGAGCCAGACCGGCTCGAACTCGGCGAGGATGCCCATCCGGACGACCTCACCCCACTGGAAGCGCAGGGCATTCCCAGAGCGCTGAAGCGTGTCGAAGATCGCGACGACGTCTCGAGCGAGCTCGGGCGTTTCGAAGCCGTTCGTTTCGACCTGGCCGCCGATGAACCGATCGTTCCAGATGCCCCGGAGCTGCATGTCGTTGTCCTGCGCTCCGAGCACCTGCAACGTTGCGACATTGTTCCCCGCGTACCAGGTCTTTTTCTCCCGGAGCTCGCCGCCGGCCGGGAGGGATCGGTTCGGCAGAGCTCGACCGCCGAGCGTCACCGAACGCTGCGACCCGGTGAGCTCTCGGATGATGACGGCGGGCATGGGAGGGAGTCTAGCACCCGCGCGCTTGGCCTCGGACCACCTCGACTGCGAGGGAACCCCCGCGGGCCGCTCCCATCATGGGAAGCGCGTAGGGCCGACCGTCGGTCAGCGCCACCGTCGACGGCGCGCGGGCACACGCAGTCTACCGCGGATCGCGCTCTTCTATCAGAGCCATGGCGCGATCTATCGATTCGCGCGCACGGCGGAGATCGTCTTTACTCACCCCGAGCGCCGCACGAGCGGTCTCCTCGGTCGCATCAGAAGGGAGAAGACCCATCCTCTGAAGCTGCGCCACGAACGGATCCGGCTTTTCTTCCATGCAGCACCGTCGCCCGTGTCGGACCACGAAGCAAAGGAACTAAACTACCGTCACCTGGTCAAACTCGGCGCGAAGCCACTCTGAACTCGTCGTTCCGCCTGCGCGTCGATGTCGTTGATCATCCGCACCATCACCCGATCCGGGTCGGCTTGTCGGAACTCCTGACGCACCGTCACGCTCCCTCGGTGGAAGTTGTTCACCGTCTGGGGACGCGCCTCCGGAGTTGCCCCCATGAGCTCCTCAGGAGTACGCCCAGCAAGAGCTCCCGCCAAACCAGGAAGCTGACGCCCTGTTGGCCCCATCTCTCCACGACCGATTCTGCTTACAAGACGCTCAGTAGCAGGATCTCGCATTAGTCTTTGCTGAACACCCGCCATTCGCTCCTGTGCTGCCGCCTGCTGTACTGCCTGCTGTCCAGTCAGCCGAGCAGGTTCTTGCCCAAGAATATCAGCCCACATTCTCGAGAGGGCCGCACCGATTGCGAGAATCCCCTCGATGAACGGATCGACGATCCATTCTTCAAGGAAGTTCGCGATTGCCGCGAAGAACGTCAAGATATTCCGAACGATTCTGATCAGAACGCGAAGAACAATAGCCAGCATGATGAGAGCCGAGATCAGCATCACAATGAAAACGGTCCCGATGACTTTCAAGACCGGACGAAGGACTTCCCACAACAGCGCCGCAACCACCTGAAACTCCGCCCAGAGCTGCTCGAAAATCGGCAGCATCGGCTCGATGATCTGCAACCACTGATCCCAGTACGCCGTCAGAGAAACCACGGCACCCGCGACGAGCGCTACGACGATTGCTAGGGGTCCCAAAACGGAACTCAGACCGGCTACACCTCCCGCTGCCGCTCCTCCGCTCACCGCTGCTTCAGCACCCACTGCACCTGCTCCCACGAGGCCGAGCGCCTCGAGCCCCGCGATCAGCGTCGAGAACATCGAGATCAGCGGCGCGATGAAACCTCGAGCCGCCGACAGAACTCCGAGCGCCGCCGCAAGCTGCCCGAGTTGCGGTCCGTGTGCTCGAAGCTGGTTCCCGAACTCCTGCATCCGTGCACTGATCTCGTCCCAGTGCGTGATCAAAAAATTGAAGGCCACGAATGCTTGATCAGCCACCTGCGAAAACGCTGCTGCCGCCGCGTTGCCCGCTCGAGTGAGCACCTGCTCGATCGCGTCTCGATTCGCGAGGATCAGGTTGTTGATCCGGTTCAAAAACGCCGTCACTTGTTCAAACACAGGTCCGGCGAGAGACGCGCTGAGCTGCTGCACGATATCGCGGAACGAGCTCGTCACACCCGCGAAGCTCTGCCCATATGCCGCGGCCGCCTCATCAAAGTTTCCGAGCGCGCGCTGAAGTTCCGTGATCCGCTCCTGCGTCGTCAGATTCCGGTTCCACTCCTCCGTGGTTTGATTGATCAGATTCATCGATCGCAGGAGCGAGAAGAGACGCGTATCCATACCCGCGGTCCCGCGTACCATCAGGCCGATATCGCGCTGCGCTTGAGCGAAGTCGACTCCGAGCGCGCTCGCCGCTGCAACCGTCGAATTGGTGATGTCCCTCACCGTCTGTAGCGACTGACCAGCCGCGCGGATCGGTCCCACGATCCCCTGAAAAATATCAAACATCTCCTGCGTCGTCGCCGTCGACCGCAACGCATCTTCGGCGAGAGCTTTCCATACCGCCTCGGCGCTCGCGCGCGCCTCTTCGAATGAGATCCCGTCGATCGCCGAAATGATCGACTGCAACCCGATCCGGGTCTGTTCCACAGATCGCTGAAAGTCGAGCATGCCCCCGACCATGAAACGGATTCCTCGACTGAGCGCCTGAAACCCAACATACCCAGCGCCGAGCGAGATCAGCGACCGCAGTAGTCCCCCGGCGATCGTCTGGGTTCCACGAAGCCGGTCAGCGAATGAGCGAACACGATCGCTGAGCCGACCCATCGAGCGCGCGAAACCCGCTCCGCCACCGCGAAGCCGCAGGTTGGCCGTGATTTCGTACTGAAGAGCCATCAGGCGCCCCTACCGCCTGAGCCCGCGCGTCTCTTCCTCGATGAGCTCGCCGATCGCATCCGCGTAGGCCTGAAGGTACCGCAGGTCTGCATCGAGCGAAAACGGAGGAACGAAGTTCCCATAGCGCCCGCAGAAGCCGATCAACTTCATGATCGCCGCGTAGTAGGCCTCGTGGTCGGTCAGCGCCCACCCGAGGATCCACATCGCGTGGAAGTCGGCCTCTGCGAGCGCTATCCGTTTCCCTCTTCGTCTGCCGTCGAAGGCTCAGTGAGCTTGTCGTACTCGCTCGAGATGAGGTTCCGGCCACGCTGAGAAAGCGCCTTCCAGAGCCACTCGCGCTTCGCCCGCTGCAACGGCATCGCTCGAGCGTCCCGCGCTTCGTCGCTGTCCTCAGGCTCATCCGTCGAGAGCCGCTCCGCCTCATCGGCCACCGTGCGGATCGCGTCGCGCACCATCGCCGAGCCGCGCGCGATGTTCATCTCACCGCGCTTCCCCATCGCCTTCTGAAGGATCGCCTGCTCCTGCCGCAACCCATGCGACTCGAGCAGGAGCCAGAACCCGACCTCCTCGCTGCCGCGCATGAAGACACCCGGTGCGCTCACCCCAGGCGGCACTTCGATCCACCGCCGATGCCGCGGGATGTCCGTCGCTCCTCCATCTGCGAGCGAGCCCGTGTGCCGCTCAAACGCCTGCTCAAAAACGTTGCTCATCGCTACCCTTCCCTTCTGCCCCGAGGGGCTCCGATGTAATAGCACGGCCCCGCCAGGATGGAGACCGACGGGGCCGCTACGCCCGGTGTTTCATGGACCACAATCACGAGAGCCGTCCGGAGATCTCCTCCGGCACCATGCCGAGTGCGCGGAGATCATAACACGACCCCTCCGAGTTGGGGTTCGAAGGGGTCGTGGGATCCGGTTGCCCTGTACGGACTGCTGCCGGGCTCACGTAGCCTTTGGCGGCGCGTTCCCCCGCCCGGATCAGACGGGACGCACTTCCTTCTAGATGAAGCGGCCCTCGTTGCTCTCCGCCTCGATACGGACCGTCACGTACTCATCCCGACCGCCGACCGCCACCGGGATCGAACCGAAAAAGAGGTTCTCCACCGAGATCCGCGGCCGCTCCCCGTTCGGGAACTGCATCGTCATCAGCGCGTTGAACTGCTCTTCCGCCGGCGTTCGACGCTGAGCCCGATCCTTGATCCGCGTGATCAGCTCGGTGAATTGCTGCGTCTCGAGCTGCACCTCCATCTCGAGTCGAACCCCGCGGAAGATGTCGTCTCGACGATCGCTCGTCTCGTTCAGCAGCCCCTGCGTGAGGATGTCGAGCTGGAACTCGATCGTCCCCGAGACCACGTCCCCGAGGCCCTCTTCGCGACCCGCCGGCCCGACGACCTGTAGCTCGATTTCCTGCCCCTTGATCCTGCTTCCCATGGTTCCGTTTCTCCGTTGCTGCTGAGGCTAGACCGTCGTGCTGATGATCGCGTTGGGACCGATTTCCGTTCGAATCACAAGCGCGTCGAGGCTCGAGAGCGTCCGCACCGTGGTGAGCCAGATCGCGATCCCGAGAGCGAGCCGCTCGGGAGTGTTCCCCTGCTCATCATCGATCGCGAAATTCTCGATCCGCTGAAGCTCGAGCGCGGTCAGGCTCCGCAGGCCGGAGAGGAACGAATCGAATCGCGACGTCACCGCATCACGGTTTGAGCGCCGGTTCAACTTTTTCGAGAACGGCTTCCCCAGCCGCGCAAGTGAGTCCTGGATGAAGTCGGCCATCTTACGACGCGCGAGCGTCTCACGACCGCTGACGAGCGAGCTCGTGACGCCCGACTGGTACTGCGGTCCGTCGTCCTCGTCGACGATCGGAGCCGCGATCCCCGCCGCCTTGAATGCCCGATAGAAGTCGATGTCGAGCGTCACCCCGATATCCTCGAGTTCGAAAAACTGATCGATGAGGTCCGTCGCCTGCCCCGGGTTCTCCTCGGGGTTGAGGAGCGCGCAGAGGGTCGTCAGAGGCCCGTCGCTACGAACCGTGATGATCCCATCGTCCGTAAACCCAACGCCCCCTGCGGACCCACGAGACGCGATCTCGGGGCTGCGCATGAGCCAACCCGGATAGGTGTACGCCAGCCGATCCGTCCGGAACTGCACGACGTCAGCGAGAGCTTGATCAGGACTGAAGCCAAGCGGCGCGCTCGCCATGTACTTCCGACCAACGAGGCCCTTCGTCTCCGCGTCGAGCGCGTTCTGCCGCGAGTCGCGTACGACCGATTCCGTCCGACGCGCCACAAGCAGATAGTCCGCGTTTTTCGACGGGTTGCGATTCATCGCCAGCGTCGGAGCGAGCGCGAGCGTGTACCGAGAATCCTTCTGCGGGCCCGTCAAAGCCGCCGTGATCGCCAGCGCGTTGTTGACCCCGACGTCGGAGAAGTCGGGCTGATCCGTCACCGTGTTGACGGTGCCTGCGCCCGCACCCACTCCGAGACCGTCGTCGAGCGCATGACGCACCTTCACCGTGATCCCCGCCACCACCGCACTCGCAAAGTCGATCGTCTGCATCGTGAGATAGGTCGTCGTCGAGTCCGTGACCCGCGTCCCCGCCAGCACAGATCCCGCACCCTGATCGCCGACGCTGACAATCGTCGTGTCCCAGCCTGGGATCGTGATCTGCGTGCCGCTCGCGAGCACTGAGACATCCGCCGAGATGCAAACCTGCTGCGACGCGTCCACGCGCGCGAGCCCACTCGTTGCCGAGAAGCCTGCCGTCCCATTGAGGATCGCGACGAGCTCGGCCGCCGTGACGCTCGAGAGGTTTCCGACGTTGCCAACGCCGATCGGCGTTATGGGTGGGCCTCCCGCAAACCCCAGCTTGACGACTGTGCCGGCAACCACATCGTCCATCACCAGGCGTCCATCACTGCCCAGAATCTGCCCAGTGAGCGCGAGATTTCCGCCCGAATCGCTCGCGATCGTTGCTCCGAGAGCCGTATTGATCGTGAGCACCACATCCGCGATTGCCGAACTTACACCGTCGAAAACCACCGTCACGGGTGCCTGACTGTCGACTGCGATCGTTACTGCGTCACCAGCCACGAGACCGGCCGGAGCTCCGCCAGCGGTAATCGTGGCCGGGATCGCCGCAATCGCATCGATGGCCACCGGACCGCCGGCGTCGATATCGAAGCTCGCCCACGCCCCGACAACGAAGCCGGCGAAGGGTCCCGAGTTCGTTCCGCAAAGCGTCGCCCTCGGCGTGATCTGCACCTCGCCTACGCTCGTGTCGACACGCCCGATGAAGAGACGTCGAGCCTTCAGGAACTTCAGCTTCAGAAAGCCGTTGCCGTTCCAGAACTCTCCGGCCGAGAGCCGTGCCGCCGGATCATTGTAGGAGATCCCATTTCGAACGAATCCGAAGCTGCCGTACTTCTGCTCGAGATCGCCGCTCGTGAATGCTTCGAGCACACCGCGCCGATTCGGGTTGTAGCCGAGCGAGTCACCACCGGCCGCGAAGGGCCCATCTTCGTGCTCGCCGACCTCAAGCACGTTCCCGGTTCCAACGCCTGTCGCGGGCTGCGGGGGAGCGATGTCGACGATCGCAAGCTGCTCGATGCTCGTGAGCTGCTCGAGTGTGGGATCTGTGCGGTAGCGTTGAACGAACGTCATCTAGCTTTCTCCTGCAACAACGGCGGCGAGCGCCTCGAGCTCCGCACCCGTCCCGAGCGTGAGCCGGTATCCGACGTCGAGCAAGGTAGCACAGCGAAGGTCTACGACATCGACCGATGCACGAACGCGCACGATCGCGCGCCGCTCGTGGCTGTAGACCGGCTCCGGCTCATCGATCCTAGCGATCGCGTCCGGCTCGAGCGAAGCGCGGATCGGCAGATTCCAGTAGGACGGCGTACCCGTCAGCATGACGCGCGCGCTACCTTCTTCGGGCGCGAATGCCGACTGCATCCGAGCAAGCACGGCCTCACGCTTCGCGACGTCGCGTGTCCAGACATCGACCTGGAACGCCGCGTCGAGCTCGGCCGTCTTCCAGAGCACCGTACCCCGCATTGCGCCCGGCACGTCGTAGAGGCCAAACGTGCCATCGAGAGGAGTCGGTACGAGTGCATGGTGCGAATACGGCGCCTCTGCTGCGTGCACCGTCGCACACGGATACGGGAGTTCTCGATCGGCTTCCGGCCACTCGTCAAAGACTTTCTCGAACTGAAACTGCTGGGTCGGCAGCGGAGGATCGGACTGCGGCGCTCGATTGTTCACGAAGAAGGTGAGCGTCCTCAGGTAGGACGCGAGCACATCCGCGGCCGCCTGCTCGGGGTCGATCGCGTCCGTCGGAACGAGCGTTACCCCAAGCCCGTCATCGAGGATCGGCGTTCCGATTGCCTGTCCCGCTCCACGTCGTGGCGTGAGTTGCGCCATCTGCCGCATTGACTGCGGCGAGCCGGGGGGCTGGCAATTCGTAAGTTCGGCCTCGTGCGTCATCCGCGGACCCGATTCAGCTCGTTCACGATCTCACGCGGGATCAGCGGCTCGACGCGACGCACCGCCTTCTGGAAAAAATGCCGCGGCTCGATTCCGTCCTCCGCGATCTTCAACGCCACCGCGTACGCGATCCGTTTCACCGATGCATCGTCCTGCGCGAACCCCTTGACCCGTACCCAGTCCTCGAGCGGTTGCAACGGCGGAAAATGAGGTCGTGTCCCCTCCTCCATGAAGTGCCCGTGAGGCGCCTCCACTTTGACGATTGCTCCATCCTCGACCCGCGTCGTTACGACCGAACCCGCGAGTTCACCCGTCGCCACCGCGGGCCGCGGCTCGGCGGTCGTAATCTCCTGCACCGCAAAACCCTCGAGCAGCATCCCCGACGAACGAAGCCCCCGCACCACGGCTTCCGTGATCTCGTCGGGAAGATCTTCCATCGCCTGCGCGAACTCACCGAGCGACAGCGATCGTGTCGTCATCGCTGCGACCTCCCGCCTTGCTGCTGCGGAAGACCGTTCGCCCCTCTCGGATCGTCCTGCGGCCGCACTCGCACCGTCCACTGAAAGCGCCGCGGGATCTCCAAGTTCGGCACGCTCGCGATCGTGAATCGACGTCGCTGCGACTCGCCCTGGTTTCGTCCGTCGAAACGCTGCTCGATGTAGGCGTACTGACCCGCATCAAGGTTCGTCGGGAAAAACGAGCGGATCTCTTCCTCTGTGTAGCGCGCGGAGATCCGCTCAAGCGTCAGATCGCCGCGCTCGACAACGCCCGCGCTCTTCATATCGCGCCGCAGCTTTCGGTACCGCAGCACCGGAGGCGGAGTAAACTCGAGCTCGCTGATGATCCGCACCTCCCCGCGCCCACGCGTGCCGCCAGTCCACTGCTCGATGATCGAGAAGACCCGATACGGTCGCAGCCCCAGATCTGCGACGAGCTGCATCGCCTCATCGACGACCTCGGGCAGCTCATCGCCGAGCGACCGATCTGCCTCCCATGGCTCGAGTCCACCTGCGCCCCGCGCGCCCATCAGCTCAACGGCTCCACGTGCCATCCCTTCGCACGCATCTGGCGTTTGATGGCGCCCCAGGAACGGTTCTGCGTCCATCCGAGAATCGGGGCAGCCTCACGAACGCGACCATTCTCGACGATGAGACCCGCCACGAAATGCGGCGCTACGATTCGCCAAAGCATCAGCTCGGGATCCTCACGGCGTTGATGCCGCCCGGCATCCCCGTGTAGTCCATCTGCGAGTACGGATTCGGCACCACCCCGAGCGTGTCCGCAATCCGCTTCGTCCAGAATTCGAGTCGCTTCGTCAGAGCATCAAACTCGTCCTTGCGGATCGTCACCTCACCGACCTTCGACGTCTTCACCCGCGAATTGCTCTGCGCGATCTGCTCTTCGACTGCGAGCGCACGGCAGAGATCCTGACGCAACCGAGCTCGGCTCTCAGGCCGGATCCGATCGAAGCTGTCGAAGACAAGAAAAAGCGGCTGGCTCGCCGCCGGAAACCCAAGCTGAATCGACTGCGCGAGGTTCGCCCAGTTCGGGTATCCGAGCAGTCGCAGCGTCGCATCCTTCTCGTCCTCGGTGAGCGGCTCTTTCGACTGCGTGACTTCTGCTACGGACACCGACGCACCTCCCTACGAGACAAGGGTACCGCGCCCGGGTCCCTCCCGCTCTAGCCTCTGCTGATCAGCGTGAGCTGGATCCCCTGCAACCGAAGATTTTCGAGGTCGTGCGTCAATCGCGTGATCCGAGCGCCCTCTTTGATCTGGCAGAGCCGACCGCTGATCATCGCTTTTCCGCCCTTCGTAACGCGGTGCATTTCGACCGGTGCGACTGTCGTCGTGTCGCCCTTGTCGATGCCACGTGCGAGCACCTGCTGAAGAGCGCTCGCCCCCGGCTTCGTCGACATGCCGGGGTGACGACCCTTCGTTGGTGCAGCCTTCTTCGGCGCCAGATTGCGAAGATCCTTCTTCGTCTTCTTCGCTTTCTTCGGTGGTTCCACGCGCGTCTCACGATCGCTCGCTGAGCCCGGCATCGGCTGCGGGCCAGACGCTACCGCTTCCGCCGGCGCGGGCTCGCCCTCAGGCGTAGCCGCACTGTCGAGCAGCTCGGCGACGTCGTCACTCGCCTCCACTGTCTCGCCCGCATCCTTCTCGGATACCGGCTTGCTCCGCCCTCGCTTGCTTCGTGCCATGTCCTCGGTGCTCCCTTTCGAAGTCGACCCAGACCCCTCTCAGAGCCTGGGTCGGCCTCATCCTAGCACCTTCAAACGGGTCAGGAATGCTCGATGCAAATTGCCCGTTTGAACGTACTCGGACCATCTGTCGTCCCGTCGCTCGGCACCGGCCAGTCACCCGACCACGACCACGCCTGACCCACCACCTGCTGCAAGCGATCTTGCGGAGCTCGGAGGATGAATCGGATGCCCTCGGTCATGATCTGCACGCCGTTGTTGACGACGTTGAACTCGCCGATTCGGCCCTGCACACCCGCCTCCGTGATGTACGCGCCCTCGTCGATCGCCTTCTCGTAGATGGCGCCTGCGCCGACGACGATCGCACGACGGATCTCGATGCCACCCTGGTTCCGGATCTCGGCACCGATCTCCGGAGCTCCCTCCGCCAGTCCACCGCCGCCCGACGTATCGACGAGATCGCCGACGTTCGTGGCCTTGGGGTTCTCCCGGTTGCGATAGAAGTAGCAGCCGATCTGATCGCCGATGACCAGTTCCTTGTAGGCCATACCTTCGGGCAGCGACTGTTGCAGACGCTGCCACTGGTTGTCGGCGAAGATCTCGGCCTCGCCCTGCGGCGAGAGGTGCACGTGGTAGCGCCCATCCGGGAACGTGGGGACGTTGTTGTCTCGGAGGATCGCCACCGCGTTGATCACGTCCTGCAACGTGAGGATCTCCGTGCCCGTCAGCGCGTCGACCGTCAGGCCGCCACCCACGCGAACGATCTCCGTGCGGAAGGCGCTCTTCACGCCCTCGCGAAGCGCGACGCCTACCGTCAGCACGTCCGCCAAGGTGATGATCCCGGGACCGAAGGGATCGTCGGCGTCGAGCGGAACCGCCGCAATCACCTGGCTGTCTGGCTCCGCAC